ATCCGATCGATGGGCGTGCAGGATGATGATCTTCGCGTGCGGGTGCGGGGGGTGACGGTCTTCGACACTCGCTATAACTTGGGGTGGTATCGCGGGGAGATGTTTTTGACTGCGGCGATCCCGCCGTGGCCTGCCTATGACCAGGCGGATCATTGGCGGGTGGCGCGGGTGACGGAGGCGATGCTGGCGGTGGCTGGCGGGGCGGCGGCGGGGGATTTGGTGGAGGTGGATGTCTTTGATGGCTGGGGCGGAGCGTGGCGCACGGCTCCCTGGGTGGCGACGGTGACGTGGACGGATGGGCGGGTGACGACGCACACGGGCGGGGTGACGAGCACGGGGGAGAGTGCGCAGCCAGCGGTGGCTGATGTAGTAGTGACGCCATCGGCTCACACATTATACGGTGGCGAAACGGTGGATGTGACGGGGGGGAGTACGGCGACGTATTCCGAGGGTCTGGCGGCGTGCGGGCTCTCGACTGGCGTGCGGTTGAACAACCCGACGGGCGCGACGCTGGGGATCTCTGTCTCTGGATCTGTAGATGACGACGTGCTATTCAACGGCTCGATCTATGAGCCTGGCGCGCATCCGTTCCCGTGGACGGTCTGGGGAAGCCCGTGCGGAAGTGACAATACGATGAACGGCGCGCATTCGTTCGCCTACTCTGGGACCATCGGGCCATTCTCGGATTTCCGCATCCAGGGGAAAGACAACGGGTTCGGGGGATCGATCTCCTGCTCGGTGACGATAACGACGGTATCTCCGGCGGTGAGCTACTTCGCCACCGGCCCGCATTTCTCGACCTACGTGCCGAATGGCAATTTCCGGCTATAATGGACAACAACGGACAACAGGCGGTTTTTTACCTAGGCAATGGCTCGACTCGAAAGCGACCTTCATATAAGGAGAAAAGTAGGAAAAATAAAACTTTTGTCAATTTGTTATTGCCAGCGGTAGGATTTTTAGGAATCTTGCCACCGCATGAACGGAATAAAAATATCTGTAAGCCTCCCGAATGATCTTTGGGAGTTCGTTGAACAGGAAAAAACAGCAACGGGACGGCGAGGAACTTCGCACGTCATACAGGACGCGATTGACCTTTTGCGTAAATCCCGTCAGCGGGCCGCGAAATACCGCGCATCCAAGAATCCACGGAAAGGAACTCCCTGAATTGCTCGCTGAATTTCGCGCGCCACGGAAGCCATGAAAAACACCGACCCAACCGCAAGCCTGATCTGGTTCCTGCTTTGGGCCGTGCTCTTTGTCGTCCTGATGATGGGCAACTACTGCCTCAAGCTCGAAAGGGACCGCGACCGGCTCCACGCTCAAGTTGAGGCCAGCATGCTCCCGCCTGATGTCGTCATTTTCCGTGGGCCGCTGACCGCAACCGCGCAGGGCTCGTCCCGCCAGGGTGCCACGGGAACCAACTCATTCCGGCCATGATTGCCGCCCTCGCCATCCTATCCATCGCCGCCGCCATCGTGCTCGGCATGACGATCAAGCGCCAAATCGCTGCGGCCTACCGGGCCGGATACCGCTCCGGGTTCTTCAAGGGCTACGCGGCGGCGACCAACTTTCAAAAAAACCTCAACCAATAAAAAGCGCCGGTCAGAGGGACTAACTCCGACCGGCGCGAGCACAACTAAGCATATGACCGATACCGAAAACAGCACAGGGGCGCAAGCAAAATCGTCACACGCCGGGGAAGAGACATTCCACCGGGGAGAATACAATCACGCGACCGCCAAGGCTCACGCGATGTTTGTCGGGTGGGTTGAAGCGATCCAGCCGATCCTCGCAACGCATGAAGTGATGTCGGTCGAAGAGGAATTTTCATTCCCTCTTCTTAACCCGGAAACGGAACACCCTTCCAAAACCTTCGTTGAGGCTGGGAAGATTGACGGCATCCTCCGCTGCCGTGCGACCGGGGCCATTAAGGTCCTTGAGCACAAGACCACTTCCGAGAATGTTGATCCCGGTTCTGACTACTGGGCGCGCCTCGCGATGGATGGCCAGATTTCCAAGTACGTGCTGGCCGTGTCACAGGGCGGGCACGATGTCCGCTCGGTCGTTTACGATGTCGCCAAGAAGCCGGGGAACCGGCCACTGAGGGCAGGCAAGCCGAACGAGGAAACGCCGGAAGAGTTCCACGCCAGATGCCTCGAAAACATCCGCGAGGAACCTACCGCGTTTTTCGTTCAACGTGAGATCCCGCGCTCTGATTCCGGTCTCCTCGAATACTGCAACGATGCCTGGGCGATCTCGCAGGAAATCCTTTACCGCCGTAACAAAAATCTCTGGCCGCGCAATACCTCGGCATGCACGGCATACGGGCAATGTGAGTTCTTCGAACTGTGCGCGGGCCGGGCATCTGTGGACGGCATCCGGTTTGATCGTAATCCGAAAAAGCACGGGGAACTTTCCATTGAGGAATCCGGGAAAGACTTCCTGACCAACTCCCGACTGTCCGCGCTTCGCAAGTGCGCCCGCTACGCCTTCCTCAAATACGAGGAGCCTGTTGAACGGGTGGGCGAGAAATCGGAGGCGCTTCGCCTCGGATTATCGTTCCATCGCGGATGCGAAATCTACCTGAAAACCTTCATCGGAAAATAATTTATGAGCACAACAAAAAAGAAGCCATCAAAAGCACTGGCTCCAATCGAAACGGTAAACAGCGCGGTCAATCCTAAGCCCACAAAGGCCGAGGTTATCAACGCTCTTGTCCGCGTTCGCGTGGATGAACTCAACAAGGCCAACAAGGAAGCGCGCGACAAGCGAGCGGCATTGAATGAACGCATCGACGCGAAGCTTGCCGACTACGTTCGCAAGACGATCAAAATCTAATCAGCCAGAAACCCAAACCTTTAAAAATCTATGTCCAGCATACTAGCAAAAATCAAACGTGGTGGAGAGTGCCTGCCTCCCCGCGTGTCACTCGCAGGCCCCGAGGGAATCGGAAAATCAACATTTGGAGCGTCGGCGCCGTCGCCGCTTTTCATCAGCCAGGAGGACGGCTTGACCGGCCTCGATCACGTCGCACGGGTGAACCCGGAGACGTTCGCGGATGTTCTCGCCCTTGTGGACGAGATCACCGCAAACGGATCGGAGTTCAAGACGCTCGTGATTGACACGATGGATTGGCTGGAAAGGTCGATTCATTCCTACGTCTGCCAGCGCGACGGCAAGGCCGCAATCTTGGACTATGGCTATGGGAAGGGGTACGTCGTGGCAGAACAGGAGCTTGTTTTGCTTCTCTCGAAACTCGACGCCCTGCGCTCACGGCAGAAAATGGGAATCGTTCTCCTGTCGCACGTCCATATCAAGACGTTCTCCTCTCCAGATGGTAACACGTGGGATCGCTATGAGGCTAAAGGCCACAAGGGATTCACCGGCATCCTTCGCGAGTGGCCGGACGCCTGCCTCTTCGCGGTCTATGAGGTCTTCAAGACCAAGGAGAAGGGCGAACAGCGCGAAAAGGTCATCGGCGGGGATCGCATCATTCACACGCAATGGTCGCCGGGATGGGACGCAAAGAACCGCCTCGGGCTCCCCGAGACGCTCCCGCTCTCATACGACGACTTCGACGCCGCAGTCCAGGAGAACCGCCCGGACAAGCTCCGCGAGCAATACGTTGCCCTGCTCAAGACAGCCGACATGCCGGCCGCTGACCGCGAGAAGTGGGCAAAGGTCGATGTCGCAACGCTCCCGCCTGATCGGATCAAGGGCGGAATCGCAAAACTGAAAACTCTGCAACCCGCAAAATAATATGAGTGAAGAAAACACACGTTACGTTGATCGCGCTGGTGCTTACGCCTGCCGCGTCAAGAAACCCGGCAATGGATGGTTCGGCGAACAGGGGGAGAATAATACCCCGTTCATCCGCATCCCTTGCTTTGTCACCGACGACGGCGACCAGGACGGCAAGGAGATCGTCTTTTACGCATGGCTGACCGACAAGGCGTTTGATCGCTCGATCGAAACGCTGTGCAAGGTCTTCCCTGAATGGGACGGCGACCTTGAGGCATTGGAGCGCGGGGACTTCACGTTCGCCGGGCTCGACTGCGAGATTGTCGCGGAGGCGGAAACCTACGACGGCAAGAAGCGCGTCAAAGCAAAATGGCTGAATCCCCTCGGCGGTGGCGGCGGGAAGGCGATGGATGCCGGAAAGGTTTCCTCCCTCATCTCCAAGCTCGGCCGGCGCGCGAAGGCTATCGCGAAGCAGGCCGGGGCGGGAACGCCGACAACACGGCCAGCGCAGGCCGCACAGGGACCAGCGAACGCGGTCACGGGAGACGACGACATACCTTTTAACTGAGAGGCGCGAACACCTCGTTAAAAACGCAAACTGGAATGTCAAAGAAATGCTTTAAGTGCGGTGGGGAAAAGGAACTGAGTGAGTTCTATAAGCACAATGGAATGTCTGATGGGCATCTAAATAAGTGCAAGGAATATGCGGAAATCCGCAAAGCTAAATTTTAACCCTTTTTCCAAATGAACGAAATCCGCTTCACCCTCCAAGTCGAGCCCAAGAGCCTGCAAAAATCCGGCAAACGGATGGTCATCCGTGGCGGGAAACCTCTCTTTTTCAAAAACAAAGAGGCCGAGGAATACCAGCGCACAATCAAGGTTCTCGCGAAAAGTCACATTCCATCCGAGCCGCTGACCGGCCCGCTGATCGTGGATTTCATCTTTATCATTCCGCGCCCTGGTCGCCTGAATCGTAAGTCTGATCCTGATGGCCTGATCCCATGCCCTGCCCGCCCTGACCGCGACAATCTCCAAAAGGGCACACAGGACGCTCTCTCGGATTTCTGGATTGATGACGGCCAGATTTTCGACGGGCGCACGGCTAAGTTTTACGCGGAGCGGGGCGGCGATCCTCGGATCATTGTTAGTATTAGGAGCGCGAGCGGGGAACAAGAAGCACTTACTCGTCGTCCGAACACCCAAGGTCACGAGCCGCTAGGAGCGGAGAAAGGCAACGATAACCAAGGGAAACGGAACCGCTCCTAGCGGTTTCGTGGGCCGCCTTGTTCGGAAAAATTTATGGATACGATATTTGAACTCAATGGATACGAGAAAAACCGCGAATATGAAAAGCTCGCGGACATGATGCTGACTCAATCGGTCGTATGCATCCTGGACTACGGGAAAGACTGCCGGGACGTGGCGCATACGC